AAGGTTCTCGAGTTCTATGGTTGGACTCGGGAACAAGCCAATACTGCAAAGGATGTTGGTATTTCTTGCCTTGATAAGCTTGAAGAGTGCGGCGATTATCGGTTCCAAGATGCCTTGAAGGACATTTGTGCCGCAGACATCCCTGACACTCTGAAGTGTCATACCAGTACCACGGTCTATGTGATGCTTGTGAAACTGCTCGATAGGAGGCGCGAGCTCAAGAAGATGCTCAAATCTCTTGAAGAGCGAGAAGTCCATGTCGTTATCATGGGTGGTTGAGTGTGGGGCAAGAAGCGTGCAAAACGGGCGAAGAGTGCTGGATGGGCGAAACGCCCATCAAAGCCCCGCCAGTCTATAAAAAGCCGTCATTGGTTACGAGGATTCGGTCAAAGATTGCTCGGATCCTCATTGACCTTGCCTACCATATCTCATGGGATGGTTATTACGATTCTATGAGTGATGGCGAGTTTGGCTATTGTCCTGACTGTGAACAACGAGGAGACCCGGAGTGGAAATGCCGTTAAATGATATTAACACATTTGCCGATTGCCGATGGCGAAGGGAGCGCATCTTGCATATTGATGTGGTTCTTGAAAGCTTCGACTATACCCATGACATCTGTCCAGATAGGTGTCCAGTTAGTCCGAGAAATTCTGATTATTCTACTTGCATTCATCCAGATCGGCAACACGGTGAAGTGACACATTGCCCTTCGTATTACAGGGCTCATCCGAATCTTCGAGAGGGTGATTTGTCCTATGGTATTGATACCAGGTGGTGTGAAGTGAATACTTCCCATAGGATTTGCCCAATGGGGTATGCAAGATGATGACATTGACGAGGCTTCTTGGCATTGGTTTAGCTCTTGGTAATAATTCACCCCACCATTCTCCTCAGCTCGTAATACGAGCCCGGTTTATTGGTAGTGACCTTGAGCGATTCTATGCCGAACTTGAGCATGTTGAGGTTAAGGGCAATGGCGTCCTTATTGGCATGTACGGCAATGGTGCAACACCAGACGAGGCAATGGAGAACTATCTCAAGAAGATAACTGGTCAAACCCTTGTTATCCATGCCAGCGATGCTGAACGAAGGAGAGAGCTTTTTGTCCTCTGATTCGAGAGTGCCCGATGATGAGCGTATGCCCGATGCGCTCAGGACACTCCACAACAACGATTGGGTTCAGTGTGACTCCTGTGATGATTACTTCATTTGGGATAAGATTGATGACACATTGATTCGGACACAGAACGAGAGCAGGGGCGAGTTTTGGGGTGCGCCCTGCTTTGAGAGAGTTGTAGTGGGATGGATTTGCCCAGGCTGCACCCATTACAACGAGATGTAATTTTTGCGCCGATATTGTAGAGGTATGTCAATGGTAAGAATACGACTGTAAATCACCTATCGTAAACCTTATCTCTACGACGGTACAGCTATTGTTACAGCTACCACTATCATATCATATGATATGATGAGGTGACGGGGTTTAAGCCCAGTTAAAAAACGGCGGCGGTATTTCCTGATTTATACCGGGCGTGTGGGTGGCGCAGCTTCCCGAGACCGTTTCCCCATTCAGAGTAGGAGAGAAACTATGTCAAAAGTGGACAAGTTTGATTCCCTTCGTGATTTCGAGGGGATAGTAGCAAACATGGACGACTATGCAAGAAAGCCATTGTTTGCAGAGGATGAGTTGGGGCGGTATGAGTCCGAGCGCGTCCATGGTATCGTAAACCTACGGACGCGGAAGGTTACCATGTCTTGTGGCAAAGAGTATCCCGTATTCGGTCACAGGCAAGCCTATGGTCTTGTTGTTGATGACCTGAAACTGCGTGGACTTGAAGTGCATGGGCGTGTTGAAACCATTGGTGATCGCACCAAGACGACTATCCTGTTCAATTCGTTAAAGGTCATCAAGGATGACAAAGACGGCGTTGAGTTGGGTATCTCTTTCAAGAATCCCATGGATAGAAAGACCAGCTTCAAAGGCAATGGTTACACATGGAGACAGTTCTGTTCTAATGGTGCAGGCGTTAAGACCCTGTTACCACAGCTCGAAATCAACGAGCAGCACACTTCAACCATGGTTCACCGGCTTCCTGCAGTAATGCGGCAGTTCGTTGATGAGTCACTCAAGCAGACAAATGTTCTGCAAACCATGGTCAGTAAGTCTATGGAACAGAAGGTAATCTTCGAGTCCCGCGAACAATTCGAGGCTACGATGGCACTTGAGTTTGATGGTATCGCCGAGAAGCACACAAGGGCTGTCATGGCTAACCTGAAAACGCTTGAGCCTACCCGATGGGAGATGTTCAACGCAACAACCTATTACACCAGCCATTCTGCTGTGTCGATGGACATACAGGAACGCATTGACGATGTTGCGGAGAAGTTCCTCAATATCACACGACCAATCAACCCGGTGCCAATCATCCGCAAGAAGCGAATCGAGGATGATTAAAGAGTGATTTCATGTTCGAGTCCGTAACGGAACTTGTGAACCTTACTCCACATGAGGTCAACATCTGGATGAAGGGAGAGAAAACTACTTTTAGAGTGGTTGATATTCCCCCTTCCGGCAATGTTGCACGGCTTCATATGGTATCGAAGAACTGTGGTAAAGTTCTCGGTATCCCTGTTGTCAGCTCTGTGGGTAGGAAGATCGTTGGACTCCCGGCTCCGAAGAAGGGTGTAGCTTACATCGTTTCTTCTGTGATAGCCAGGGAAGTCAAACGCCCGGATGTTCTTGCACCTGATACCACTGATGATGGTGTTATCCGAGATGGTGCAGGGAATATAATGGCGGTATCGCGGTTCCAGTTGTTCTGCGAGGATACTGAGGTGCTATAATGGGAAGATACGGCTTTTATGAAGTTGAAGTTGATGGGGTGAAGTACAAAGTACAAGCCTTCGATGCTTCTGACGCTCGAGAGCAAGCTCTTGACATTGATGTTGGCGGTAGAGCAGAAAGAAAAAGACTTGGTGACACGGTGCATGATGAAGATAGCATACGTGTAACCAGAGAGGATTGAGATGGTAGATGTCGGTATTGATGTTGGTGGCTCTGTAAACCATCGACAAAGTGGTGCGAAGTCAACGATTGGGGTTGCATCCGATCAGGTTGTAGTTTACTACGACCCCGAAGATATGGAGGGCGCGAAGATTATCATTGAGCGCACCATACGGTTGCACCAGTACGCAAAAGAGATTAAGTCCGGGCTTATCCCGGCGCGTCAGAGGGCTGGCGATCCTGATCTGGATACCATGCCTCCGAACAAGGCGGCATGATGACTCAGACAGATTTGGATGCTGTGATGTTGATTACACATTCGGCAAAGCAAGGCATACCTTTTGAACAGTATATCAGGAGTGTTGCCAGAGTGTCCCGGTCAAAGATTGCCAAGATTTCCAAAGAGCTGAGAAGCTTTGAGGATGTGGAAGACATATGAAACAAGGTGATGCAGTGACACAAAGTGAGATAGATGCGGTAGCAGCCGCAAGGAAGCGCAACTTGGATGCTCTCGGTGACATCAATGCACCGGGGGTTATCAACAATGAGAACGCAAAAGAGCAGTTAGTACAGTACTCCCGGATACCCGGGGAGCCTACAAGAGTAAGTGTTTTTGAGGACGACAATGCAAGAGATAAGCGCATTGCCTTAATCAAGGCGAAGGTTGCTCCTGATGCAACGAACACAGAGTTCGAGTTGCTCATGTACATCGCAGCGAAGTATGACCTTGACCCCCTGCTCAAAGAGATATGGTTGGTCAAGTTCGGCTCTGCACCTGCACAAATCTATGCAGGGAGGGACGGATACCTCAAGATTGCTCACCGTTCTGGTCACTTCGATGGCATGGAGACCAAGGTGAATATGTCAGCAGACGGAACAAAGATTGAGTCTGCTACCTGCACCATTTGGAGAAATGATATGCAGCACACCATTTCTTCCCACGTTCTGTTCAACGAGTACTCTACGGGGAAGAACCTGTGGGCTTCAAAGCCAGCCGTAATGATTGGCAAGGTTGCCGAGTCTGTTGCACTCCGCAAGGCGTTCAGTGTTGCAGGACTGTACTCACCCGAAGAAATGGGATGAGGTATGAACTTCACCAAAGAGGAGCTGATTCATATGCTCCTCGCTATTAACGCTGTGTCGTTCAAAGGGAGTTGTGACCACTGTGATTCTGCGGCGAATAAGATCCAGGAAGAACTTGTGCGACTACACGAAATCCCTGCGGAAACGGTCATGCTCGTTGTCCCGGAAGAATACAAGAAGCTCGGCGTTGTTTCGTGGGAGAAGGTCGGTGGAAAAGATGGTGACGTTTCACTTCAACATAACGAACCTGACTCATAGGCAGATTCGAGATAAGTTAAAGCTTCACGGTCTGGTCTTTGACGACATGACATGGAACGGTTACCCTGATTACAAGGTGTCCCGTTGTTGTGCAGTCCATTGTGAGGAAGTCTTTGCTTACCTTGGGATGCCAAACCCGTGTTACTGTGAGAAGTGCCTAAGTCGTAAGAACAGACCGGCAAAAGGAGTACCATATGGTCAGAGTAAACTGTAACAACTTTCGTAATTTCATCAAAGCGGTTTCTCCGCTTGGTGATGAAGTCGTTATGGACTTCAAGCCTGACTGCATTGAGGTGATGGGAGTTGATGGCAGTAATGCTATGGGCGCTATCATCCGTATCGATGTGGCTTCGGGGTTTTTAGGGAAGATGGGTATTAGCCTGCCTACACTCAGCAACCTTCTCCCTAAAGGTATAGATGAGGTGGACATTGTGTTTGATCGTGAGACCACGATAACCGCAACAGGTTACAGGTCAAAGATTTATGCAATTAATGATACCTCATGTGCAAGAGTTCCGAAGGACGGGTTACCAGCACCAGAACTCGGTATCATTTCTGTGATACCACAACAGGTCTATGAGAAGTTGCAATCCCTCAAGTCAGCATTTGACAAGAGTACTTCGTTCTGGATCCGCTTCGACCCTGCAGAGCCAACATTGGTATCGTTTACTGATGAGGATTCAGTTGTCGGTTCGATGGTGACTTCAGTACCAACGATTACGCCCATCATCAATAAGGGGGAGCATTGCTACTCTTATGATTTGGTGATGCCCGCCCTCAATTCTATACGGCTTACCTCGGCATCCCTTGACATTCAGTTCAGGGAGAACCCCAAGGATAAGAAGATTAGCCTGATGTTCTTCCGTGGAAGGACTGGAGATACTGTGCCAATCACGTATCAGTATATGTTTGCACCGAGGGTTGAGACGCCATGAATGAGTGCGTTCATCCTGCCGGTGCGCTGATTGTTACTATGGTTGGTTTTACCCGGGATATGCGTAGGGTGTGGACTTCACCTTTTAAAAGTATCACGCTGCCGGGAAAAATGCACATGCTTGTTGATACCAGGTGCGCCATGTGTGGAGAGACGGTTAAATTGGAAGGTGATTATGATGTCCCGGGTGAAGATAGCGTGGGTTTACCTCTGCTCAAGTGAGTTGCAAAGGCTCTCTTGTGGTGTGAGTATGCCCTCACTTGATAACTGTCGCCTTGGGTGTCCCTTCCTTCAGAAGCGGAAGCCCGGTCAAGACCTGAAGCGCGATAGAATGACACGGCTTGAGAGCAGGCTTGTTGATTTCGCCAAGGAACGTGCAAGCATCCTTGAATTTTGGAGCAAGAAGGAGAGGGACTTCCGAGACGAGGGGTTGAGGAATGATGAGTATATCATTCATCACCTGTTGGAAATTATAAAGGAAGCCAATCCCAAGATTGCTTTCAAGGAGCTGAGTCTTGCAATGCAGAAGTGCCAGCTTCCACTTTTCCGGGATTATTACCGGAGAGCGAGGAGTGACATCTCTCGGCTGAGGAAGATTCAACTCGACCATGAGCGCGTGAGAAAACACAAGGAGAAGATGGAGATTTTAAATGCAGCAAAACGAGGACTTCTCGCCGGAGAAGGAACTGACGAAGTACTTTCACAAGTCACAGACCCTACACAGGGAACTTCTGGAGTTGTGGAGATTATACCCGGAGAAGAAGTCAATAGTCATTGATTTCCTCGAGCTTCAGAAAGCCGGGCATATGGGTATTCACTATGCAGACAAGTTGCTATCGAAGCCAAGAAGCGTTCTCGCCGATTTCGAGTCGTCGCTCTATGAGCTGAGCCCACAACAGATGCGGGATGATCTTATACGGAATGTTACTTTCCGTTTTAAGAACCTGCCACGAAAGATTCCGATACGCCAGATACGGTCAACTGACCTGAACAGGTTGGTTGCATTTGATGGCGTTATCAGAATGGTGAGCCAGGTTAAACCGAAAATATCTACCGCGGTGTTCAAATGCCAAGGGTGCGGCGACCCTGTTAGGGTTCCACAGCGTTCAACCAAATTGGAGATGCCAACTGAGGGTATTTGTCGTCATTGCGGAGAACGCGCGAAATGGCAGATAGACCTTGAGACTTCCCGGTACATCAATGCACAGCGCGTTGTTATTCAAGAGTATCAGGAAGGGTTGAGAGCCTCTGAACAGCCGTATTCGATTGAGGTTGAGCTGCTTGATGACCTGTGTTCTATGGTGAACGCCGGGACAAGAGCCACGATTTCGGGGATACCGCGTGTCGTTGAGCGCGAGAAGAAACAACTTGGTGTGGACACTATCATTGAGGGCAATTGGGTTGATCTCGGTGAGCAGAGCTTCACAGACATGGTGGTGACTGAGGATGAGGAAAAGCAAATCAGAGAACTTGCAAAGCAACCGGATGTGCTTCACAGAGTTGCCTCGAGCATCGCGCCGTCAATTTACGGACATGAAACAGTTAAGTCGGCGATTGCCTTGCAACTGTTCGGAGGTGTTGACCGTATTCGGGGGGCGAACAGAACAAGAGGCGATATTCATCTTCTCCTCCTTGGAGACCCCGGTATTGCGAAGTCACAAATGCTCGACTTCGTTGCCGCTACGTCCCCGAGAGGGGTATCTGCTTCTGGTGGTCAATCCACCAATGCTGGTCTGACCTGTGCCGCCAAGCAAGACAGTCAGGGAGACTGGATGCTTGAGGGCGGTGCGCTTGTCCTTGCGGATAGCGGTCACTGTTGTATCGATGAGTTCGATAAGATGAACAAGGACGACCGTGCAGCCATCCACAAAGCAATGGAACAGCAACGGTTAGAAGTGAACAAGGCAGGTCTTAATGCGACTCTGATGACCCGGTGCAGCATCCTTGCAGCAGCGAACCCGAAGTCGGGAAGATGGGATCCGTACGGGAACATCAGTGAACAGATCGACTTGCCACCTTCCCTGTTAAGTCGTTTCGACCTCATCTTTATTATGCGTGACGTTCCCGAAAATGACATGGATGACAGGATTGCCAGCCACATTCTGCAGGGCGGTGATGTGCCGGATGGGATAGCCCCAGACTTGCTCCGTAAATACATTGCGGTTGCGAAAAAGAACTATCGTCCGAATCGGAGCCCGGAAGCAAATGAAATCATTAAGCAGTTCTACCTGCGCCTTCGTGGGTTGAACAAGGATGGCACGGTCCCTATCACACCACGTAAACTCGAGGACTTGAAACGAATCACCGAGGCTTCGGCGAGGATGCGACTCCATGAAGTTGCTGATGCCGACGATGCCAAGGTAGCCGTAAGGATCGTTGAGGCGTGTCTCCGTGAGGTTGCATTTGACAGTAAGACCGGGAAGTTCGATATTGACCGAGTCATCTCCAATGTGAGTGGACGGCAAAGGTCGGACATCGCCCAGGTAATTGCTGCAATGAAGCTCTATGGGCAACCGATGACTATGGCGGATATTTACAACGCCTGTGGGACGAGCCTTGATAAGGAGAAAATCGATGTAGCCATTGAGAAGATGAGTCAGAACGCCATGATTGTTATAGGCAATGACAAGCTGGTGAAATTGATATGACCTACGTGGCTCGACAGTTAGTAACCCGGGAGAGAGGCGGTGAGAACATCGTCCTGTTCAAGAGGGAAACGGACTGTGATACTCTTGAGGAAGCTCTTGCAATAGTTGACCCGAAGGGTGAGGGTGAATGAACTACATCCAAGTGATTGATGACCGAGGAACGGGGTGGGTTCACTACCCGGTTCTCCATGTTAAAGAGGATAAGGCGGCGGATGAAATTGTGCGCTGTCTTGTTGAGAATGGCATGATGGTAAAACGCCAACATGAGATGATACTATGAGTGAAAAGCAAACTATGTCTTTGAAGAAGGTTGAGAAATCTAACCTTTCTGGTGGGTGGAACGAACTCCGGTTTACAGAAGAATGGAGCCTCTCCGGTATTGAGAAGGATCGCTGTATCGTTTTCAACGATGATGAACTCGAGCAGCTACGAGACCTCCTCGGGGCTGGTCGGGGAGACTGTGACCACTGTGCTGAGTTGATTGAACTCAGGAGTCTTAAAGCCCGTGGAAGAATCATCGGGGACGCAGACGCCCGCCTGTTTGCCATGTTCAAAAGTGGAACGGCGTGTGATTGTAGTTGTGTGGACACCTCAAATGTCATATCACATGATATGATGCAGTTGAATAAGACTGACCTGCCTGATAGAGTTCAGGCTCTCGATGGGGGAACTCGGTACACCGTCCATGTGGACAATCACAAAGCCATTAGCATCTGCATCGATGACCTCATCAAGAGGTTACAGGTGCTTGAGAAATTCGAGAAGCACACGCAGGAGGTTTACAAAGTGAACCTCAACGAGCGCATTTGTAAACTCGAGAACGAAGCCCTCAAGGACGTATGTATGGCGAAACCATGCGAGTTCGTCAAAGGCGTTGCTGAGCAGGGAGACCAAGCCATCGCTGGTTACCACGTCCTTTCAAAGTGCATCGACGACCTCAAAGTTCTGGTTGATAAACTGGTTGGAGATATTGGCGTGATGAAGTTCGCTATCACATCACACCTGGAAGCCTCACATGAACAGGACAAACAGGATGAAGCTGACTGCACGGGAAGCCGGTGCGGTAAAGCGTTTGGGGTTCGACCCAAATAAGAATGATCACCGCAAGGCGAGATTCTACGCCACAAGCGGGGTGGATTCGGTAAATGGAGTCTGATTTGACTCTCTTTCTAAATCTATCTATACTCATTCTTATATCTCATCATATCATATCATATCATATCATATCATATGACGAGATAACGCAGCGCCTACCGATTTTTAAAACAGCGAGGTGTCAAATTGGTTAAAAGAGAACAGTCTGCAGTTGGGTTTGACCCAGACAACAAGCGGTTCATGGAACGGCACACTGCAACAACCGGGGAGTCCATGGCAGACTTCCTGAACAAAAGAATTGCGGAATACCGCGAGATTCACCCAGAAGTAGCAACAGACGAGAAGGGAATCCCTCTCTCTACACCAGAGGCTTTGAAAGCCCGGAAGGATGCCGACGAACATTCCATACGGTTGTTCCTCCGGGAAAATGACCATTTGCTTTACATGGGCAAGGTTCAACGCCGCACGGGAAAGAACGACTTACTTAAAATCAAGGACGAACTGTTCTTCTCCAAATACAAAGTGACTACTACGAGCGAGATCATCAAACCACTCCTCCGCGATGAGATGGAGAAGTTCGATGTCGCGGCTTACGAGAAGAAAAAGAACATTACGAGGCGAATGAAGTGACACGACGAAAGAAAACAGTGAAACCAACGACAGTGGTTCACAGACCAGAGTCTCCAGACTATCAGTTCGGTTGCAAGTATCACTTCTGCGAAGGATGTGAACACAAGACCACGATTATGAAGGGTGAGAAAGTCATCAGGTATTCCTGCCCGGCACGGTTTGACCCGTATGAGGTGTTCGATGAGGATACCGGAAGGGGTTGTCCCAACAACAAAAGATTCCTTGAGCGTGAGAAGTCGAAAATGGAATACGGTCGGGGGAGGAATCGGTGAGCTTCAAGAAACCCCGGGTTCGTTTCAAGTGCTGGTGTGGAAAATACTTCACCCTTTTTCCTTCAGAGGCAAAGAGAAGGATTGCAAGGTCTAATCAACCACTGTCTTGCTGCAGGAGACATGCGGCAATATTGAGAAAAGAAAGAGGTGGCTATGGAAAAGTGCTGTGAGGATGTGCATGGCAACTCATTGTGCAGAAGGCAGATTGGGACGTTCTGCAACATCAAGCAGGTTGCAGGCGGGGATTTCATCCGCCTGACCCGGGACGGCGTTGCTCTGATGAGGGAGATCGGATGTCCGTACTTCCTCCAGAGAGAAGCTCGAGTGGTTGAAAGAACACAACTCAGCAGGTGTGAGTCGTGCGAGAAGTTTGATGGATGCCTGTTCAAGGCAGTCATGGGGGATAACCCCTGTAAACTATTTACACCACGGTCAGGTGTGCTGAGCAAGGAGAATTGGACATGAGAGGAAGAAAAGGCAGACAGAGCCTTATTGACTATAATCGGCGAAACAATCTGGTTCGTAATCACCGAGCCAGTTGGTTGCTGGACAGTCCAAATGCAAGAACGGATGTTGATACAGCATGGTTGAAGTCAGGTTTACCCATAACCCCGACGATGTGAGGCACATACTCCCCTGTATTATCCCGGGACTAACACCATGCCCACACCGTTTGGTAGCACCGAATATTATGGCAGACAACGTAATGAGGTGCGAAATCTGGTGCATGAAATGGAGACTGCAACGGGATAAGGAGTTCCGTATTCACGGATGCCACCCCGACTATCCAAAGGATTAGTCATATCATATGATATGACACGGTTTCTTTTTTACAAGGGTATAAATACCAACCAGTGAACACACTATACATACTGTGGTGAGTTCAGTGTTACCAAAGCGATGTAAAGGATACCGTTCCCCCTGCAATTCAACAGATTGGGAACGGGTTGGTGTAATCAGCGCACAGAAAGGAACATACCTTTTCCAGTGTCGCAGGTGCTATCGGTGTATCATTATCAAAGGAGACCATGTGCCGGAGACGGAGAACCCGCTTGATTCGATATGAGCGATGACCTGTCGAGGAAAAATGTGCAGGTCAATCTTGATGTGTGGGAAACCCTCACACAACTCAAGCGTGGGAACATGACCTACAATGACGTAATGATTGAAGTACTTTCAAAGGCAAAGATACCCCTTGTGAAATGATGACCGGCAAAGGATATTGGAAGCACATATGGGCAACCAATCAAATGAAGGAGATGGTATCAGACGCCGCCTACCCCAACTTTGAAGGTGCGAAGCCGTGTGATGTGATCCAGCGTCACATCCAGATGTCGAATAAAATCTTCGAGGACAAATGGGGGTAGATATAGGAAACCACCACCTTTCAACATTCATACAGATGAAGGTCATAACAGACCACGTATTGAAGGATGAGTGGCAATCCGCTAAAGAAATGTATCCTGTTTTTGAGAGGGAGATGCTCACACGCACCAAAGTCAAACCTGTCTTGAGTCACAATTTTCTGGTGCATCTCCGTAAGTTATGTGAAGAAGGTAGAGCAGAGTCAAAGGACATGGAGTTCGATTCTCCGAGGCTCAATGGATTAAGACCAGTCAAATTATTCAGGAGAAAGATTATGGGCGAATGTTCAAGATGTGGGGAATGTTGTAAGTTTTTACCTATTGCACCGTGGCTCGAGATGACGCCAGCACAGAGGCACTATCTGGACTGCAGGGCAACGCTGCGGGGGAAGGTCTATGTTGTTTATTTCCCCTGTAAATTTATGATAGAGGAGCCAGATAAAAAGACCAGATGTGGTGTCGAGGACAACAAGCCGGAGATGTGCCGCATTTACAAGGGCAACGAGAAGCAGGGCAAGTACACATTTTGGGTTCCAGACTGTTGCACGATGGCGAAAAAATGATAGGCAACCCGCAGCGCAGGCAGATTGACAGCCACAGAAAAGAGCAGTCATTGTGGCGTGGTCGTAAGAAGTGGAAAAACTTGGTTAAGACACATGCACAAGTCCCCGGGAAAGTGTGTGTACATTGTCTTAAATCGCATGGAGAGGTTCGGCTTGATAAGAACGGTGACCCCCAGACAAACAAGGCAGGAAAGGTCGTTCACGTAATTCTCACAATCAATCACCTTTCAAGGACATCATACTGGACGGAGGACACCTACTGCACATGGAATGAAGCCGACATGGAGATTTGCTGTACCCTGTGCAACTGGAAGATTGAGAGTGGACTCAAGCCATGCCCTATCTGTCACAGGAACTACATTCATTGGAGGGATAACACCTGTCAGATGTGCCACGATAAGGCACACCCAGTAGAGGCAGAAGAACGGGCATTGGGAAAATACAAGAAAGTGGTTTTATGGGGATTGAAGAAGGTCTTAAAGAAAGAGGCGGATGCTGCTGAACGGAAAAGGTGGAAAGAAGAACATCCTAAGCCCACCCGAAAGCGTGTTGGAAGTACCCTGAAGCAATCCCAATTATCAGGGTGAGTACGCCACCAAGGACAACTGCCATGATGGCGAAGTAAATATCATGTGCCTGAACCTTTGCCATTGTGGCTTTCTGTTCTTCGGCAGTTGGTCGTGAAGCAATTTCAATCTCAATCTCGTTTACCTTTTTGAGATACTCCTTTTGGTCGTCTTTGATTTCCTTAATCTCTTTCTCTATGGAGACCAACTGTTTGCAGATAATCTCCAGGGTGGTTCCTTGTTCGCAGTTGTGTTGTCCTCTCTCCATTTTAACCTCGTCATATCACATGATATTATGTCATGGTTCTGTTAAGAGCGTTTGTTTTCCGTTCAAGCGAAGTGAATACATTTTTCTCAAAGTCACCAAGCTCGAGCTTCATTCTCCCCTCATCATAAATCGTTTCAACAGAGACGACTTGCCAATCTTCGGGTGTTGCGCCGCTGAACTCGGTGACGGTGAGATGGTCACCAGCAACAATGGGAGTTGCAAACGATTTGGTTTCGGGGTATTCTGCAATACGATTTACAAAGGAGCGGCTGAGCGGCAACCAACAAGTCCCTTTCTTCCAGAACTGCCCAAGACCGAGGAGCATCACAGTTGCATACGCATCGAGGTCTCCATAGGTAACATTGTTGTCCACCGTTTCATCAAGAACGTGGATACCATAGAGGTCAATAGGAGACCCCGTTTCGGGAGCTGCTGTTGTGTAATTTGTCTTTGCAACCAGAGCGCCAAGACTATGTGGATAACACTTATTATTTGCACCAGAAATGCGGTTTGTTACCGTTGTGAGGTTGATATAGGGTCCGTATGCAATATCCACCCCTGTGTCAGATACTAGTACAAGCTCCTCACCGACAAGGGCGTAATTCTGTCCAATAATATCTGCATCCTCAACGTAGAGTCTTTTGTTAAGGAGGAACCCCTTGCCACCACCATAGTCTTGAGCCCCAAAGGTATCCACCTGAACGGTTGTACACATCACACCATTAAGATCAACAACCTCGATAGGAGTGCCAACCGCCCTCATAGCAGACGACGACTCGCCGGGAATTGAGATCGCAAGGTAATCGCCATCTTTGATGGCATAACCCCAATCGTAGAGCCAGACACAGGGGTTGCCATTCTCATCGGGGTTGTGGATAGTATTCGGTTTGAAGCAGACCACATCCGTTCCAGCAGTGGTAAAGTTTACAACACTCCCTTCATACTTCAGCATGAACACGGCGGTTGCGGAGATTGTGACAGCATTGCCAACATTGTATATGGTTCCGGCGGAGACCCCAGTAGGCAGTTCGGTTGCACCAAACTCAATTTGCATGTTCTCTGTGAACCATCCATCGAGGTTGTTCACCATGACTGTCCCAACATCAGAAGCCGTGAGAACGACACTCTCATCCCAATAACTTGTAGTTGTTCCGACGTAGTTTGGACTACAATAATATGCGTCCTGAATATCAACCACCGAACTCGCCAGCTCCTCATTGTTGCATCGGAAGTAGGTTGTGGAATAATTCATATCACAGGTGACAGTCCACGTATTGCCATCGGCATCAACATATCCACCAGCGAAAGCCGCAACTATCTTCTCTGCAATCTGGTGACCAGAATCGGCAGGATCACCATTAATCCAGATTGATTTCGCAAGAGTTCCCTTAATGTATATGTGCATGGTCGTCCCGCCGACTTCCCCATAGGTACTGAACTCCCAGGTATATGTCCTGTAATAAGTACACCAGTTCAGGTGAATCGGGGAACCGCCCTGTGTTGCAGAAACTTTGATGTAGCTCCCGGTGTGATAGACGATATAGTATGCAGTATTGTGGGCAAGCCCCGGAGGGGGGTTTGTGAATGATACCAGATTGCCAATAGCAAACCCGCTTGCACCAACATAAATTAAGTAGTGGTCTCCGCTATTGTAATTGACCATGTAGGTAACAGAACTTCCGGGCGTGAAGGTACACGCCTTCGAGATGTCGGTTGAATAAGAGTTCTTGTAAATGTACCCCTCTGATTTCTGGTTGATGTAGGTCGAGTCGTTGAAGAACTTTCGATTGATGTTGTAGGCATGAACCCCGGCTACCTGAACCGATATGGACTTCCCCTGGTAATCTTTACCACGAACTACAATCTGTGTTGAGAGTTTCTCCTTTCCATCATTGTCATTGAACCCGAAGCAGTCCTTGTTTACATCGAGGTTCTTTACCGCATGTGGTTGGGATACGTCGGGTGCGAAGTCGATGACATACCCTGTCGGTTCTGCAATGCTCTCACCAGTGGAGAACCTAACATTGGGGTCGGCATCATAGAAAGCAACAGTATCACCATTGTTATCATCTGCTGTTTCCACTATCCCAAGAGAGCCAAAGTAATAGGTTGAACCAATAAGAGAGCCGGGCGGTATGCCGTTTATCAGCGTCCAGCTCTGACACCAATCAGTCGAGTGATACCAGCACGGTTGATTATCATAATGATTGAACCCATATGAAATACAAGTCCCATCGGCTTTAGGGAAGAATGGTCTATCGTAATATCCGGGACCGCCCACGATTGTAGTACCGGCAGTCCATGTTGCACCGTGGTCGGTGGAGGTGCATACCTTCGCGCCGGGACTACCAGCTTCGCCGCCAAACATAGTGATAACATTGTCTGTAAATTCAAAGATTGGATACCCCGCATATCCCCCATACTCTTCGGGAATTTCCAAAAGGGCGTGTTCAGTCCAGTTCAGCCCACCGTCGGTAGATGTGTAACACCAGAGGTAAGCGAACATCGTGAGGGTTCCATCATGCGTCCTTATTATCTGGCTTGGACTATCCCCGGTATAACCCTTACCTATCCATGGGGTTGTCTGAAAAACAACCTGCGTCCATGTTGCACCATAATCTGTTGAGGTGTAAAGTGTAACAAGGTCTGAGTAGAACCCATTACAAAGTCGGTACAATGTGGAGGTGTCTGCGTTCCAATAGAGGTATATTTCAGAGGCATAGCCGGGTTGGTCTGTCGCCATCACAGTCCAAGTCAGCCCCTCGTCCTCTGACATTATAATGTTGTGCTTGTGGTAGGGGTAATCCCTGTAAACCTGAGCGACAATCTTTGTCCCACAAACGCACAGTTGAGAGGGGAAAATATCTTCATGTTTGGCAAGAACTTGGAAAGTGTTTCCATTATCTATTGACCTGTAAAAAGTATAGTTCGGTGCGTACCAAATCCACAACCCGCCATTTACAATTATGTGACCATTTGGAAGCTGACAACCAGTACAATCCCACAGTGTCGGCATTACGCCCTCTGGTATCAATTTTATGTATGCCCAAACCCCTGCCGCCACATCATCTGGATAGTGGTATCGGAAGTTGTCAATCCAAAACTCATACTCATACGTCTGCCCTTGGTTTGTCGGGAAGCAGTTGTTGAGAGTGAAATAAAAGTCAATACCCGATGCTATGGATGTTGGTACATCTATCACTACATGAATCCAATCTGTTTCCTCTTGAAGTGTGTTGCGCCAAAGGGTTGTACTTGGAGTTTTATCCATCTCTAACCAGAAACAGGCGGCAGACTCACCATCTGCGAGCGGGCTCCCCCATTGGTGTGCATCGTCGGTGTAAGTTACGGGGTGGCTCCACTTATGAATTTTATAATCAAAGGAGATGCTGGTAAATCCGGCTGGAGATGCCGCCATATCCATAACGCAGTTCCAGCACCCGAAAGTATAAAGTTCCGGGGCTCCCCCGTCCCAATAATGGTCTGGATCAGCGTCGTCTATTCTTACACTCATCCTCATACCATAGGTTCCGTCTTTCTTATATTCGGCTCCTACCCAATTCCCCCACACAGATTGTCCTTGACCTTCCGCACCTGGAGCAAATATTTCGCCGCACTCCCCCCACCCTTGATCGTAGTCACCAAAAGGTTCTCCTATCTCAAAGTTGCCATTGAACGGCTGGTATCCCCAACCAAGAGTCTGCCCCAAACTCACTGTCCCATATGGTCTTGAACGGAGGTCATAATTGGTAGCATCCCTCAAGGTCATCAGGTGTTCATATTGACTGCCGACTTCTTCCTTAGCCGTGGAGTTGAGGCGGTACGCAATCTTGGGGTCGATACAATCAATTACTCCTCGAACATCCTGCGCCCCGCCAGCAGGCGTAAGGAGCCTTCGGGCGATGTACCCGGGAGAATCGATAACAGGTTCGCCATTTGCTGTGAGCTGTGAGCCCAATATAGGCATTTTCTTATGACGGGCGAGGTCAGAGTCGCACTCGATATTCCATTTCTTAACTCTCGTTGTCTGAGCAAAAGCCCCTTGCAAGTCCTGACCCGCTCTCCGTATCACCCCTTGAAACGAGATGCCCTGATTGGAAGATATGGCAACATTTGAACCCTCTTTGATAAGCGAGAGTTCGTCAGCCGTGGCAGTCCCTATATCAAGAAGGGCGAATGTGGCAGTCCCTATTTTATCAAGTTGGTCACTTATCTTTGGAGAGATAAGGTACAAATTGCAGTCTGGATACGCCTGTCTTTTTACCTGCATCGAGTTGTTGTCATCCCAAATAAATACGATAACATTGATGTTGAAATTGGGAATAACCACGTTGTCGTCAATATCAGAAGTGATGAAGTCCTCATTGGTGTGAGTTGCCTGGTTTGAATTGGAATCAGTTACGGTGAGGATGACATCATAAGTTGTGTACTCAGTAACCACGGGAAAGGTGTGTATCGGGGTCGGCTCATCAACGGGCGACGAGCCATCCCCAAAATCCCAATTATAGTTTGTGATAGGGGAGATATTACCGGACACCCGAGGATAGAACCGAACCGTCTTTCCACTAACTACCCCTCTTGGAGTGGCATCAAAGTCGCAAGTAAAAGTCATGCCAATCCCAGTGGTTTGTATCTTATGAGGCTCATGGAACACCCTTGGAGAATATCTTTCATACCGGGTGACGTACCCATCCCGAGTTCCTCTATTTTTACATAGCAGGTCTGGTCATCATAGGTGAATGTGATTAAGTTTGAATCCCCTATGGTGTTGCTCGCCATCATTATAAGTGACCGATAATCTGAACTTGTACCAATACCGTCGGTAAGGTCAAACTGCAAGATATACCTGTCAGTGAGCATGGCAAGATCAATGATTATCTGGTTGTCTTCCGAGGGATTGTCTGGATCCGTGTACGCTGTTTTTGGTAAAGGAAGTGTAAAGACAGGATTATTGATGAGCCGCTTCACAGAACAGTTCTTATTTGTTAAATCAACGGTCGTACTACCTTGGGTTAAAGTGATTGCTCCGGTCATAGTTTGTACTGAGCCCCCTGTTGCCTCATAACATCTTTCACCTTGGCTACGAACTTGTCATCCTGATACCCATAGAAATTGAAGATGTTGTGTTGGGTACTACTCTGGTTGGTCGTGTTACCACCAGAGCCGCCCTGACCGGGCGGTGTAATCTTTTCTCCTCCATGAACGACTGCGAGTTGCGGCGCACCGATGGCTCCCGGGACTGTGCCACCAAGAGCGTACCCGGCAATCTCCCTCATACCAAGTGCCTGTGCAACGGGGTTTCTTGCTATTGCATTATACGCACCAACGATAATGCTCATGGAACCCCTTACGAGGGAATTGAACGCGGAGATTACATTGTCCCTGAAAGTGTTGATAATCTGCATGGGGTCATTGAGCCATGCAAATGAGAACGCACCTTTCATCCAATCAACAAAGGTTGCAAGACCTGTATTGACATAAGCGAAATCGAATGCGACTTTAAGAGATACGACGAAGCCTTCAAGAACGGCTGCGGCATTGTTCCACTCCCATTTGAGGGACTCCAAGCTCCGCATCAGAGGGTCGTAGAAATCTCTCCTCAAACCCTCTGCCGTATCCCATCCGGCTTTGTAGAACATACCCCCGGCTTTATCTCCTAATATATACGCCTCATCGACAATTCTGCCAAAGAACGCACCAGAGATAGCCGCACCAATGGTAGCCCCAACGGGACCGCCAATGAAATATCCGACAATCCCGCCAACAAGCGCACCCGCGATTACTGCAGCAGACCTTGGGATGTTTATGTCATAGCCACCAATATTAACAGAAGCCATCTCGTTTCCTGCCTTGGCTCCTTCGGTCATGCCCTCTGTGTGTTTTGTGCTGAATAGAGGTAGCTGCTTTCCTTTGTAGTCTGGACTCCCTGGCTGATCGGACTCATCGGTAACTGTCTTGGGAAACATCCACGCTATGAACTCCGTTATCTTCTGACAGAGCAGGTCAAACCACTCACTCAACTTTGTGAGAGCCGGTTGAAGCCACGTCTTGAGGTCATCGAAAATCGGCTTGAGAGTATCATACCACTCTTGGAAGGCTTTAACGATACCATCCCAAATGGGTCCGAGTATTTCCCATATCTTATCCGCAAGGTCTTTTACGAACTTGCCAATAGCCATACCGAGCATGATTATCCCCTTGAATAGGAACACCAGCCCCATAGCAATTACCGGGAGGAACGGCAGGAGAATCAAATCCATCAGCAGACCGAGTGCTTTTGAAATCATGGTGTTTACTGTGGAAAGTATCTTTGATTCCTCAACCATCTTCTTCAATGCGTCTGCAAGGAGGATGCCCACTGCGACTGCGGCTGTCATTGCAGCAGTAAGCCCTGCAAGACTACCGCCGAATCCCCCGCCCTTTGCACCGCCACCGGGCATCGGGGTGGGTGGCGCAGGTAACACAGACTTTCCAGATGGGACTCGTTTCCAAGAATCGCCTATCTTCACTGGTCGCATTATCTCTTTTTGACCTTCTCCTGTTACCCTTGGTGAGGGGGAGAACGCCGGTTTGAGCAGTCGTTTAATCATACCGCCTGTGGATTCGGGCTGGTCTTTTTCAGGGAGAACCTCACTTGTCGGCTTCCCCCCGGTCTTTACCGTATCGATACCAAGTTTTCCCCATTTGCCTTTTGATACGTCCTCTCTGCGGGCTTTTTCAAGTTCTGCAAGCTTCTTTGCATGGGCTTCTTTCTCCCTGAACTCCTTTTCCCTGTACAACTTCCTGATGTCATCTTCTCTCTTGAGGACTTTTGTTGCCAGTTTAATGAGTTCTGGCTCTGTCATGGTAATCTTCTTCTTCAGAAGCACACCCTCGAGTTGTGCAGCGAGTTCAAAGATTTTCCTCTGCTTGTCAAGTTCCTCTGTTGCGAGGTGCATTGACACCTTGATTGGTGACATGAGCTTTCGGCTCAACTTCTGGTAATCCCTGTCAATGATTTTAGCACTCTCGGCAAATGCCTTGATGTCGAGAAGGGGTATGCCTTTTCTTTTTGCCTTCTTATTGACCTCCTCAAGCAGACTGTCAATAGATGAATCAAGGTTGGATCCTTTCACCACCTTGTCGATTAAAAGTTGAGTCTCTACATCAACCGATATTCCGGGCATTTTTATCCTCCTCTCGTTTGGCAATTGCCCATGTCAGGAACTCTAATTCCTGCGGGGTTAAGATTTCGTCTATGTCTTGGGGTCTGCACCTGAGCAGTTCGCACAGGTATAGAATCATCTGTCCTTCAGGACTTCTTGCGAAAGTCCTTGGCTTCGGTGGCACTCTTGGTGATAATTTCCATCATCTGCTTCAAGATGCTGCCAACGTCACCCCCGGCATCCTCGATGAATCTCCAGGTTGAAGGTTTGTTGAATGGGTCATCCACGCACAGGGAGGCGAGGGCGTCATACATTACTTTCTCGGTTTCTTCCACATTGCTATCATCAAGTTTCTGTGCCTGATTCAGCCTGTGGCGAAGTTTCCTGTCCAAGAAAGACTTGAAGCGAATCTTTGCTCCACCAACATTAATCTCATCAATCTTTGCAAGTGAGGACGAGATGATTTTTGACACGGCTTCATTTGCTTTGAGCCGGTCAATCTCCATCTGGTCTGCTTCTGCAAACCCTTCCTCAACAAATTTACTGTTCTTTGATGTTCCCGTCATAGTTCACCTTTAGGTGTTATCCCACACGATGTCGTCGCCCTGTCCGTCCATGTCCACTTTGATCCATTGGGCTTCTGATGCCTTCATGGGGAAGTTGTTGAAAGCGACATTCTTCACGGTTCCAGTGAAAGTGTCTCCATTCTCACCAGTGAACTTGGCTTCGATGTCGAAGTACATGACGGAGTTCGTGTCTTCCGTTCCTGCAGATGTATCACCATCAGAGGGAGAGATAACATAGAACGCCCACCACGGGCTTGCACCGGACGCATCAGGCGCGAATTTACAATACCCGACTTTCACATCGACTTTCATCGAGTGGCGAGCCATTGCCTGACGCTTGATTGAACCCCACCCATAGAGCGGGACATGCTCGGCTGACCAGTTGATTTCAACATCCTTTACAATTGCGATGACCTGATCGGTTGGTGTAGCTCCACCTGCACCAGATATGGTCAGGACACCCTTGTTCGCAAAATACGTCGTTGCTCCAGTAAATGCCATGGTTATACCTCAATTTGTCTTTTTACTACTTTAGTTATCCGCTTTCGTACATCGTACATTTGAGCATGATGTCATAGCGGTAAATGACGTAATCAGTTACCATAAAGTAACCAATGTCAATGTCTGCTCCTCTTGCGTTACATCCCGGATAAAAACCGGCGTTCATGGCTCCCCTGAAAAGCTCGAGAGTGTCGAAAGCGTACTTTCTCACTGTGCCGAGGTCTGCCATTGGATCTTTGTTATCCATGGAGAATCGGTAATACCCGACGATGTTCAGGTTGAAATCATGTAACCAGTCAGAACCGCCCATGGTGAAAGTAATTTTGTCTGGCTTATCACCTAATGGAATGACCGCCACCATCGGTAGGTCATTGGCATTATCCGCAAGGACAGCCGGATCTTCATCCCGGTCTTTAACCGATTTCACTCCACCGAGAGTTGTGGCAGCATTAAGGATTTTCGTCCTTACAGCAGCCGCAGCTCCGTCAATATGGTCATAAGAACTCATACATACCTCTCCTGCCCTATGGCTTCAAGAGCCCGTTCATCCTGTTGTTCCCCAACGGCGAATGATAGACCATTGAGGATGCACATGGAAACGTATTCGTGGAAATCCATTACAACATCGCCCTCAATCCCCCTCCTCTGGAACACATTATAGTAGAATTTTCCTTTGAACCGATTGTAGAAACTCATCTTTTTGGGAGCGTTTTCTACCGCGAACTCTTTGAAGTCCGGGGGAATGTGGACACCAATCTTGTGCTGACCAACGTAGGTTGTGGTTCCTGCAGGTGCGATATTTTTACCGCGGTAGAACTCTCCCGATGCACCCTTCTTCATTTTGCCAATCCACCCGGCTTGAGAGATAATCAGCCTCTCCGTCCTTATCTGCTCTGGTGTTTTCTTTGATGGGGCTCCCACCGGCTGATATTTCAATCGAGCCCACTCTGAATAAAGTTTTGATTGTTGTTCCCTCATTCTGGTCAGATATTGCCCGTGAAGCTTCTTACCGCCAATTGCGATAAGAGTTGACCTCTCCTGCGGGGATAATGGCATTGGGACAACGTATCGGCTAGTACCTTCCCAAAGAAGTTTGAAAAGGGGATAGGCTCCGTTCTTGCTGGTCACAACTTTGGGATTGCTCACAACGATAGAGCCATGACCGCCTCTCCCGGTGCGATACCCGACCTCCCATAGATCGAGAAGGTGCGGTTCCTGCGGTTTCATTACAAGAGATTTTCTTACCTTCTGCCTCTTGCTCTGGAGTGACCGCCGAGCCCCGGCACTTTCGGTGTCATAGAACTGTTTAAGTCCGTCCCTTGTTGGAAGATTTGTAGCACTCCGAAGATTCGCCTGGATAACTGGTGCGGCTTGTTCGAGGAGTGCTTTGGTAAATCGCATCTTCTGTGCTTCTTCAACTCTCTCTTTGATGGCATTTACCACAACAGGAGAGTTTCTGCTAAGCTCGCTCATCAACTTGTGTCGGTCGATGGTAAGCTCACTCATTCAAACATATCCCCGGTAATCGGGAATCTCCTGTATGGCTCGAGTGCCATTTTCTCCTGATCACCAAGGATGTGACTTTCATCGAATGGTTCAAACATGGTCTGATAGTCACGGACACCTTGCGCCCTGATGGTGAACGGCTCCTGTGACTTCTTCTTGAGCATCACGAAGTTCTTGAAGCAACGGAGAACCTGTAACTTGATGGTCTTGAACTGGTCTGATGCGTGGTCATAGCCGGTATAATAGGTCATCCTGACGTTGTTGAACCCCGGCTTCGGGATGTTGTTGTGGAATCGGATTTGAGTGAGTTCATCCTGCGTCCAGACCATGTAATCACCAGCAGCCGCGACACCTCTTGGGGTTCGTGTTGCCCATGCGGGGATGGCGGTCTGACCTGCGGTGTCCTCCTCAACCGAGAGTGCGGCTCTTGTAACGCCATTAATGGTGCCAGTGAAGTAGAGATGGCTCAGGTAATAGTCCACATCCCCCGGCTTGTAATCACCAGAATTGTAAACGCCCGTGGAACCCCGGATATAGGGATAATCGTCACTCGTATAGGAACGCCCGGATTTGTATTCTACGACCAATGCGTTTGATGCAAGTGGATCGAAGGTAACAACTCTGCAAAACCTGTGGACAAGTTCTGCGATTGGGACTTGATATGTCCTGACGAAATCTGCCCACTCCGCCTCATTCATCGTCCGTCCGGCTACCTTGAGGTCAGTGTAGGCGACCCCGGTGAATATCTCTACTTCGCTTGCATCAACATACATCTTCTATCTTCTCCAATTCTGCCTTTGCCCACAGGCGGTTTTTATCGTAATTTGCCTTCTGTGAGGATATGAGTTCTGCCTTCTTCTTCATATCATATGATATGACGCAGTTATCGTCAGTGGGGTCAACCCCATACCATGTTCGGTACTCCTCGTTAATATCTGGTGCATCAGGGGAATTTTCCATATCATAGGTTGCCTGATTTGCCCTGCCTTTTGGATACCAGTTGTTGGGATCCACGAAACATTCGTGGAATTGGAACTGGTTTGTTTTTTTGCATATTTGATAGAGGAACCACTCCCCCCTTTCAACGTAAAATATGTCAGAAGCGTAGAGTCCTATTGCGTACTCAATAAGAGGTACTAGCAGTTTTGACCTCGATGGTCGGTGTTCGTTCTTTTTGTACTCTTCAAGAATCTCAAGCAGGATAGCCACATTTGGGTTCTTATAGGTGTTCTGCGTCCACCTCTTGTCTGTGGTAAAATTCAATCGGCTAAGTGCTTTAAGAAAGTCGCCACCTTTCTTTAGTTTGTTCACGGCGTTTACAATTTTGGCTTTGCATTCGACATGGAATTTAAAGTGAGATTCGTCAATTATCATTCCTGTCATCTCTGGTTTTATTACCGATACCATGATGTTCCCCGTAAAAAAGATTATGCAGAGGTAACCAACGCCCAGTCAGTTGAAGCCGTTGCGGCTGCGGCGATGTACATTTTACCTGCGGCATAATCAATACAAACGTCCCCGGCTCTTTCCGGGGTTTCGCTGTTAGCAATGCCATTAACGACGAAGAAGGTGACTCCACCTATCTTCGCCTTGTTGGGTAGGGCTCCAATACCCTGAAGTACTCTGTCGGTCATTCAGACCGCCCTCACTCGAACAGCCGTGCTTTCGGCTCTGCGGGCATGGGCGTGAACTCGAAGTCCACGATACCTGTGGTCGCTGCACCGAAGATTATCATGTTCTTGATGTACAGGACAACATCGTTAGCCACGTTTGCGGCTGCGGGGGTTGTGCCAAGACATCCACGAATGACGGTGAGTGTTGAAGCTGCCGCACCCTTTGCGGTCTCGTTGGTGACCAGCATGATTTCTCCACCAACGCCAGTCTGGACATAGTACGGAAGCTGACGGGTGATGACGCCTGCATCGACCACAATCTCTGTGGTGTTTGCAGTATAGGCGGTTCCCACGTTGTTCACGACTGCTGTACCAAAGGTCAGAGTTGCTTCCTCTGCGCCAGTGTACAGGTGTGCGGTAAGCCCGCCAACACCCGGGTATGGGAGAACAATCCAGTCTGCGGTTGTCGCCTTTGTGAAGCGTCCAGAGACTCTGATTGCGCCCTGCCGGTTGAAGTATTTTGGAGTGATTTCTGCTGCTGCCATTTCTTTTCCTCCTTATGCGATTCCGAACACCCCTCCATGGAGTGAGCTGGCGGCATCAATGTCGGACTTATCAACCATGGTCTCGGCGGCTGAGATTACTGCCTTCGAGCTGAGGTTGATCTTTGCAAGATCCTCGTACATATCCTGCCAAAGCGTTCTGCGGGCAATCAGGCGGGTATCAATGAGCATGATAGTTCCTGCACCTGCTGTCTGCGGCATGAACGCATGGGGAACGAGCGGGAGCCCGTCTGCACCGGGGAAGTTCAAGCTGAGCTTGGAGATTCCGGTTGCGAGTTCCTTGATAGGCTCGGTACGCATTTTCTGCCATTCGCCACGTCTCATAATGGCAAATACACGATAATCGCAGAGGGCGAGATTCGGCTGCATCCCGAACTTGACCATCGTGTTGTAGGTCTTGTCGAGATCCTCTTGCATCGTGTCATATGAGTTGCCACTTGAAGTTACCCAGGTCTGGTCGCCTGATGTTCCTGCAGTGTTAGCCTGAATCATCTGGTAGAGACCGTTGTACCCGACATCCCCTGCGGCATATGCCGTGTGGAATGCAAACGTGGTGTCATTGACCGAGATATTTACCCCGAGCATAAGACGTTCACGGAGAGCCCGGAGTGCGTCCTGTGCAGCATCGATGCGGATTGCAAGCATGTCACGGGCGGGAACCTGTGCCAGACCGGCAAGCTGAGCTGCCTTGGTGACCCGGAGAACCGCATACAGGTACTTGATGTACTGTGAACGGTTGTACGAGGTCATTTCGGATTCGGTGAAGTCCTGATCCTCAACACCGGGGAACGCCGAGCCCTGGTCGTATGGTCCCACAATGTCGAAGTTCGCGGTCTTACCCTTGTTGGACTCCGAGGGGATGAGCGACTGAACTGGATATGGACGCTTGTACAGATAGGTGACATCCTGATCTGCGATAACGTGCATGAAGTTCGAGCTGGTCGTCATGGCTTTCTTGAGTTCGCAGACATCGGGGAGTTCGTCCCAAAATGCCTTGCTGACATCATCGAGCCACTGGTTATAGTTCTTGTCGAGGGCTTTCTGAATCTTGTCAGTCATGTCTCCTTTGATGCCATGTTCAAAGATAGCGCATTTGACAAGTTCTGGATCCATGTTCGGGAGAAGCGGAACCATGTCCGTTCCTGCATCCAGAAAACGCTTCTGTGCATTGGCTATGTGAGCCTTTGAGATGGGAGTTCCATCTACCATTCCGGGCCACATTGCTTCGCCGATAAGTGCAGCGTCGCTTGCGGCAGGGACGTAACGAGAGCCTGTACCGGCTCTGTATAACATTCGTGGATCGTACACCATTTTAAGCTCCTGCTTTCTTTGCTTTGGTAATTGCTGAAATCGCGGCTGCGTTGGACTGGATTACAGTACCGAGCTCCCCATCGCCTTCGCGTAGGATCACAGCCACACCGGATTTCTGGACGGTTTCGTTTTCCATCTTGTCAATCCTTGCAGCAAGGTCAGCGTTTGCCTTCTTGAGTTCATCGAGCGATGCCTGATATGCCTTAGAGATGGTCTCCACCTCTGCGGCTACTTTCGCTTTTACAAGCGTGTCAACTTCTTCATCTTTCATGGTCTCAGTTCCTTTCGAGATTGCCTTTTCCTCCTCAGCTCCCGGGTTGTCCATACCTGCATGAACTTTCTCATCGGACTGCACAAGTTGTGCAACGATGGCAATAAGCCGGTCGAGCCGAGAGTTGATGTCGGGCATTTCACCAGCCTTTTCCTCATCCTTGAACTGCTTTGTGGAATCGTCTGCGAAGAACTGTTTGTACTTCTCACCTTTTGGTGCAGGTTCAGGCGGGGTCTTTTTCGGTTGAGGTGCGCCGGGCTTGGTTCCAGTTGCAAGAGGTCTGGTTTCACCGGGTTTTGCATGGACGTTTGGCATTTCCGAATCTTCTGGTTCGGTACGGAAAGAGCGACCTCCACCGGGAGCCGCGTTCATCTCCTTGTCTTTGACCGTTGCATGTCGTTTAACGTCCTTCGATTCGGTGTCCTTCACTTGAGAGGGCGGAATCTTTGCAACATTTTCCTTTGATTCCTCCTCTGATCCGAGTTTCTTGCCACCCTTGTCCTTTGGTGCTGGCGGTTGCTTCTTTGCGTTCTGCTTGAGTTTCGCATCACGCTCGCCAATTTCCTCCTCAGCCCAAGGTTTCTTCGGGTCTATCCGTGGCACAGCCGCAGTTGTGGACTCCTGTTTAAGACCAGCATCACGGTCTTTCTTGTACCGTTCCTTCTCGTCTTTGGTTTCCCACTTGTGCTGTGACGGTTCGGGTGCTACCTTATCCTGCTTCGGGTCGGGTTCCTCGGGGTCGGCTTTTATGTCCACGCGAGCAACGTCTGGATTAAGACTTTCGTTGACCTGTGTTTGATTAACGTAGTCCTCCTTCTTCTGTTGTTCTGCGGCAATTGCCTCTGCCTTCTGCTTCTGATAGCCGGGTTTGCCAGCCTCGTACTGGTCTTTCCAGTGTTGGACTTCCTCGGGAGATGTGGTCTTACGGTCTGTAAGACTGATTTTTGGAACTGCCTTTTCTTCTGCACCGCCCTCTCCTACCTTTGAAGATAGGTGGATATGTGCAGCAAGCTTGTCCACATTGTCATATCCCCCAGGTGCGGGAGATACGGGTTCAACCTCAACATCTTCCCGGGTTTCACCGGCAGATGGCGCACCATATTCCCGTTCGGCTTCGGGGGGAAGTTCATACGACTCGCCCGGATCCTGTTTAGGAATATCGCCACCCTTGGCTTCCTGGTCTTTCTGGACGAGCCCCTCAATGATCATCTCGAGCTTGTCGAGCTTGGATTCAATTGATTCTTCGGCATCGCCTTCAACAGAAGCTTCCTCAACCTCGTCGCCTTTCTTTTCCTCGTCTTTCTTCGGAGGCTGGTAGTTTCGACCCATAGAGTCGAACTTGCCCTTTTTGGGGATACCTCTCCCCGGCATCTCGATTTTACCCTTATCTACTTCATCATCGCTCATGTCCTCCCCCTTTCCTAAGTCCTGTCGCTCGTATTGAGGACAAGTACCTCTGCATTTCGTGTCCGTGCGTATGACCTCCCCTTTGCTGTTAATACGGTAACCTTTCTTATCGGGGTAGTCAGTCGCCGTGTGCATTAGAGAAGATTCTGTGGTTTCCGCCTTGATAAGCTCATCGTTTGCGGTGAAAACTACTTTACCGCCTTTTGCGATATAGAGGCTCGTTCCTTCATTACGTGCCTTGTCATCACAAACGCTGATAGAATCAAGACGAAGTGCTGTGGTTATGCAGGGCTCCGTTCGCTGTCCGGGTCTTACCGCACATGCCTTGGAACCGCAGGTTCTCTTTCCGAAGAGTGAAACCTGATCGTAGTTACCCTTCTCGATGAGTTCCCACACATCGTTACAGTCATCCGTTGCCTTAATCAGACCTTCAAAATCGAAACTGCCATCGGAAAGCTCCACAACTCTTGTAACGATACCGACAGTCCTCTCCTTGTGGAAGTCATGGAGGATTGGAAGGTGAATAAAATCAGGCACGGCGTTTCTTACTGCTTTACCTTCGATGTACTCTTGGTCTTTGTCCACCAAAGGTGTATGGAATTTTCCTTTGACCTTGCGTGGACTGTTGAGGATTTCTGCAGGGTCGAAGTCCCATACCTTCACAGCATCTCCGGCTTTCTTTATCTTCGGCTCACGTACTGCACCTCGCCCATTGATGCGCCCTATCGCCACATTTTGCATTGAGGGCGGGAAGATTGTGGGCATGGTTCCTCAGTATGTTGTCCAGTCGAGCTGATACGTTCCGGCTGCGCTGTTCTGTTTAACCGAAATGACCACAATCGCATTGTAGGGAACTTCGGTAGTCGTAATTTCAATCTGCGTATTTGCCGCGATTGAGGTTTCTGCCTTACCGACCTTCGTTAATGTACCAGCAAGGTAGATGTCCACCTTGTAATACATCGTCGATGTGCCATGGGTGTTTTTGAGGAAGGCAATGAACTTGCCTGTAACCCCATACCCACGAAGTTCTTGGCGCAGAGCTTCCTCATACACGCCAGACGTTGCGCCGGTTTTTGTTCCTGATACGTTTTGCTGTATCATAAGTACCTCATATCATATGATATGATTCACTCTAATGGTGGAGTACCCGTAAGTGTAATTGCAAAGTTGTCAGTTGTGAGCCACTTCGGGTTCTTGCCGACCTCATCAAACTGCCCGGTGTAGATGGTGATGATGTGCGTTCCCGGGACGTACCCTGCATTCCACAGGTTAAATCCAAAGGGCATACGTTCCCCAACCTTGTTCACTACTGCATTGAACACACCGCCATCTACGGAGATTATGTCGGGCATCCACTTGACCATGGTCTTACCGTCAATGTCCATCTTGAGTGCGATGACACCAGTGGTTATGCCAATGAGGTCAAAGAATAGATTTGGAACCTGATTGATGTTGAAGGTCAAAGACTGCTGAGGGACGTTCCCTGCGGCGGATCCGCCATAGATGCCTGCAACCTTCGCCCTGCCGCCCTGTTCTGTGCCGGTGCTACCTGCTGCAATCGGGGTAATAGTAGTTGTTGCGGCAACGGTTTTCTTTGCCTGAATAGTCCTCGAGCCCTGCTGGAACACGCCCATTATGACGGCGAATATGAGTGGCAGGATTGTCGCATAGTCCGGTATCTCCTGAAGCTGAATCATAATCTGATCCACGCCGGGGATTATGCCAGTAGTCAGGTATGCAATCACCGCAAGAAGGGCAACGTACCCGTAAGTCAGAGCGTACTTCTCAAGTGAGAACTGCTCTCCACCTGCAATTTTGCGGTAGATAAACATGGTCGTTTCATAGATAATCCCCGCCACGAGTATAGCCCATGGGATGAGGGTCTGAATATTAACTGCAAATTCAAATACCATATCATTTCTCCTAAAGCGCTTTAGGCTCCGAATTTCTCATCATTGCCTTCATAGTAGTTTTCATACCAATTCCGTTATTAATCATCCGTTTCGCATACAGGACAATTAAGAGTCACATTGTTCCCCGAAATATTACAAGTCAGGTTCGCTTGGCTTTTCGGACAGTTGAGATTAACTACTCTCGGTTTCCCAATGTCACAGGTGAGATAAATTGTTGTGGAAGCCCCGGTGTAGGGAGGAATCCACCTCTCAATGGTGCTTACAATGAAACTGACGATTGAGGAGATGGTGACAAAGAACTTTCTTGAGATACTCGCAGTCGGTGTTAAAGTGGCAGATAGTGACCTGTACATTGTCAGGGAACGAGAAAGTTCTGAAAGCGTACCAATGGTTGCATCGAGCGTCCGTTTGAAATAACTCTGTGTTGTGAGGCTTACACTGAATATGGCGTTTACAGACACGGTTTGGTAATATCGTCCGGCTTCTCGTATTGCATCGAGTGTGACGGAGAACGTAGTAGTTGCATTGAGAATCCTGTATGTGAGCCGGTTCAGTGAAACGGTAAATACCTGTGAAACATCAAGAGTCCTTTTCAGGTTTAACCCTCGGTCAAGAGATACGGTGAACGCTTGGGTAACTTCGAGTGTCACGTAAGAAATGCCCTGTTTGTACCTGTCAATAGTTGCTGTGAACGTGGCAGAAACATCCAATGTCCGGTAGGCATGGACGAACCTTGCAACAGTGGCAGTAAATCCTATGCTTACGTCCAGTGTTCTTTTGAACGTGGAAATCCGGCTGAGTGTGGCACTTGCGGCTTCGGTAACTGACAGGGTTCGGTAGAGCGAGAGCCTGCGGTCAAGTGAGACCGTTTGCACCATGCTGACCGAGATTGTCCTGTAAAACGAAGCTATGCGGGTCATTGTTGCGCTTCCAGTGAGATCCGCAGACAAAGACCGCTTAAAGGTTGCAATGCGTGATAACGAGGGCGTTATTGCTTCGACCACATCCAGCGTCCGGTAAAAGGTTTTCTTCAACCCAATAGCAACATCAAAGGTTGCATTTACCGCAATGGTCTGGTAATAGAGGTTTTGGGCTTTTATGGCGCTGAGAACGGCGGTAAAAGTACCATCGGCATCAAGCGTCTTATACATCTTACGGACGATTCCAACAGTGAAGGTCGCAGTCGCATCAATAGCCCGCTTGAAGGTTGAGACCTTCGAGAGCGATGGTGTTGCGGCTTCTTCAGCAGAGATTGTCCGATGTGCAGTAATCTTTCTTGTGAGTTCTACCGTAGCGGCTTCAACAACATCGAGTGTTCTCTTGAAGGTGGACTTTGTGGTGAGTGCAACGGAGAACACAGCATTGACGGAAATCTCTTGGTAATAGATCCCCTGTTGTTTTACCGCATTGAGAGCCGCGGTAAATGTTGCAGAGGCGCTTATAGTCCTATATGACTTCTTCAATATCTCAACGGTTAACTCCAAAGATGTCGAGAGGGTTCTCTTGAAGGTAGATAACCTTGTTATAGAAACCGTTGATGCCAAGTCGGCAGAGAGGGTGCGGTATCTTGTTGCTTTTGTGACAACAGTGTTGGTGAAGGTTGCTGACGCATTGATGGTGATTTGCTTAATCTTCCGAAGGGTTATCCCAACGGTACTTGCCAGTGATGCGGAGATTGTCCGATAAAGAGTGAGTTTCCTTGAGAGTTCGACAGTTGCGGCTTCAGATACGGATAACGTGCGGAATCCTTTTTTCAGAATCTCAGTAGTGAATGTTGCACTTGCCGCAAGAGTCCGTTTGAATGTCGGAAGTCTTAAAAGTGATACGGTGGCGGCTTCGGTCACTGATAGGGTTCGGAATGACTTTTTCAGGATTTCCACAGTTGATGCCAGGTTCGCAGAAATTGTCCGATAGGATTTCTTCAAGATTGCAACCGTGAAGGTGGCATTAGCCGAGATGCTTCTCTTAAAGGTAGGAATCCGTGACAGGGCGGCGGTAGCGGCTTCATTGACCGAGAAGGAACGATATGCAGTCACCTTCCTTGAAACGTCTGCGGTTGGCGGCTCTGTTGCATTAATGGTGCGTTTAAAGGTTCCAATTCTTGATAGAGTTGGCGTAATCGCTTCCTCTACCGAAAGGGTAATGTATTTTATTTTCTTTTTGAGGATTTCAACGGTGCTTGCAAGGTTAACAGACAGGCTTCTTTTGAGTCCAAGAAGTCTTGAGAGGGAAACGGTTGGAGCTTCACTTGCTGAAATCGTCCGGTAAAGTGTTCCTTTTCGTGAGAGAGTGGCAAGTGAAACCAAGGTCGCCGCGAGTATTCGCTTAAAGGTCGAAATTCTTGATATATCGACGGTAAACGACAATGATGTTGAAATCTCCTGAAAGAAATCGGCTGTGGATTCCCAGGTATCGTAAACTTCGTTCGACCACCCTTGCGATACACCGTCGATGTATTTCGCTATCCGGTAATAATAGTCGTTACCCACAGATCCGGTATAATCGTCAAACTCTGCATCGCCCCACAATATCTTTCGTAGATCAGCATACGTTCCCCCTGATCCGGTCTTGCGCTGTAACAGACCGTAAAGGGTGGAGATAAGCACCGTTGAGGCAAGCGATACTGATATTGACCTATAAACTGTCGCAAGGCGTGACAGGGAGACCGTTGCCGCTTCTGTAACTGAAAGTGTCCGGTAATGGGTTGCCAACCGGCTTACTGTCGGTGTGAACGTGACATTCGCTGAAACCGTTTGAGTGAGGGCATACCACGAAATGTCTGCGGAGAATTCGACATAAGAACCGTATGCACCGGCATCAGCACCATCGAATTGTAAAGCGTGTGCTCTTGCTACGGTTTCTGTCGGATCGGACGAATCTTCAATTTCAATGACAATCCTATCACCGGCAGACATTGACGTTGAGGTAATGGATACTGCTGAAAAGTAGGTGACAAGTGACGCGGTTAAACCAACTTCTGTGCCGGAATTTACGAGTGCCAGTATGTCAGAACCGAACGTATCATCTGCTTTCCACCGATAGATTTTCACTCTCGGGTAAATGTTCTGTTTGGCGTTCGTTTCCAGCATCGACAGCGCAATCGTAACCGTGCCGCTTAATGTCTGTGCTGCAAGACGTTCACTCACCCACGTCCCGTAATGAGAATAATGTAAGTCTGCGGTACCGGTGCCAGTAGCGGTGTTAGACCGATCGTTTGACCCGGCAGTTATGGTCATCTTTGCCGGTGCTGCATACGTGGCATACGATGACGCGAAATCGTCGGTGATTGTATCAGCAGACTGTTTTGCGTTCGGGATTACACCCGTTGCACTTGCCGAGTTCAGATACAGTTTTGTTGCCACTACGGTTCACTCCATGTCAAGTGCATGTGGTCAGTCACGAATGATACTGCAAGAGTGTAAGGATAAGTGTCACCTGCGGCAGGATTACTCACAAACGGTTGCGCACAACAAGCGTAATCCATCCCCGTTAAAACAACAGCAGACTTGGCGGGAACCTGAACGTATGGCTGCGCTTGAAAAGCGTAATCCATTCCATCCAAATCAGTGCTGTTCGGTAATGCCATTCTCTGCCATTTCCTGTCGTATTCGTGTTAATTTCTCTGCCTGTATCCGTGCGGGTTCGGCTGCTTTCCATGCTTCATATTTATCAACTTCTGCCTGCATTGCCCCTGATGAGGGGTAAATAACATATTTTAAGGTCAGTGTTTCCCCGCTATCCAAGGTAATACACACCCTGCGTTTGCCTGCCATATCAGCAGGATAGTAAAATCGGTTTTGTGCAGTAATGATCGTCATGGTTACGCCTGCGATATGGTCATGTCATCTACCGTTACGGTGCTTACTCCTGCCACGTAATACGCCCACGCTTCAATTTCAACAACGCCTGCTTCTGTTGGGGTAAATGTGATAGTGAGTTCTTCCCAGTTGGTATCATCTGCTTTCGTTGCAGTCACATCCGAGGGAACACCTGCCAACTGACCGCCTCTACATACCAGTTTTCCGGCGATGTTGGTAGCATGACCCTTAATCATCCAGATTTTAACGGTGACAAGGGCGTTGGCGGCACACGCTATCTTGGCAACTTTGAAGTCAAGTGGATAAGTAGAGATACGGGCTGCTGCCGGTGTTAGCGTCCATGCAATGCCCGATGCGGTATGACGGGTAGTTGCCTGTGCGTTAATCGTGCCGCCGTCGGTGAATATCCAATGGTTCCCTGTGGTGTTGTCGTGGTTGTGAGAGAATACCCGGAGATTGGTATATGCGACAGTAGTGACTTCGCTTCCCTCACCGATAATAGCGTTATAAAAGTAATTCCAGCCACTATTAGAATAAATCCCCGATGTTCCGTTCCCGGTAGTTGATAGGGATTTGAATGTGTTGTTGCTGCTGCTGGTGTAGAGGTAGATGCCGTAATTGGTGTTATTATTCGCGTTACTTACCGTCGTAAAGATGTTGTTGTTGCTGCTGGTGAGATTGATGCCGTAATTGGTGTTATTATTCGCGTTACTTACCGTCGTAAAGATGTTGTTGTTGCTGCTGGTGTTGAGGTAGATGCCGTAATTGGTGTTATTATTCGCGTTACTTACCGTCGTGAATGTGTTGTTGCTGCTGGTGTTGAGGTAGATGCCGGAATAGGTGTTATTATTCGCGTTACTTACCGTCGTAAAGATGTTGTTGTTGCTGCTGCTGTTGAGGTAGATGCCGGAACTGCTATTATTATTTGCATTACTTACCGTCGTGAATGTGTTGTTGTTGCTGCTGCTGTAGAGGTAGATGCCGGAATTGGTGTTATTATTCGCGTTACTTACCGTCGTGAATGTGTTGTTGCTGCTGCTGCTGTAGAGGTAGATGCCGGAATAGGTGTTATTATTCGCGTTACTTACCGTCGTGAATGTGTTGTTGCTGCTGATGTAGAGGTAGATGCCGTAACTATACCGACACACATTCAGGTAATTCACCGTCACATACGACCGTGATGAGAGTTGGATGCCATACCCATTCCCATTCAGCCCGTCAAAGAACGTCTCTCCTGTCTGGTTAGATGTCCCGGTATCATACCCGCCTTGGAACTGGATATTGTTACCCACCGTTCCGTTATCCATGACGTTCTGAACTACTGTCGTTGATGCTGATGCAAGGTCAGTCTTGATAGTTTCCCGTTTATAGGTGGTGACCGTTTCGGTTGTGCCGTAATATCCTTCTCCTGCATTGGCTTTGGTATTGGTATCGGTATCAAGCAGTACCGTCGTTCCGTTGATACTCTGGATACCATACCACCCTTCAGAGCCGCCTTGTTCTGCGGAGTTCTTGCTGATGAGGCTTTGTAGATTTAATCCTGCGGTAGTGCAGGCGATAAAATCATCTACCAGTATATTACTGGATGCTGTCGGTGCAGCACTATCGGTATAGATAGCAATTGACTGGATTGATGCACCAAGGTTGCCCCCGCCGTCTTTTGTCAGTGTAAGGGGTAACCATCGTGCCGTTGAAGGGACTGCCGTAATATAGAAAGTATCAACACACGTTGCCCCCGCGGTATCCGAACAGAGGCAGACTTTCCAGTTGTTCGCTACGATTGCTGCACTATTCTTTATCCAGAAACTTATCTTCTGGTATGCGGACAGGTTCAGTGTTCCCGTCGCATAATACGCCTGTAAGATACTGGTCTGTGGGGATGCGCCTAATGCCAGTTGCATACAATACGACCCTTCTTTTGCATCGGTCGCAACCCCAACTCTCGTAACAGTGGTATCACCAGCAGCAGTCCACGCGGTTTCACAAAGGTCAATAGTAGCGGTCTGTGCAGTGGTAAGCGTAACCGTTTTTGATAGGTTCGTCCACGCAGCAGTACACCCTAACGAAGTTGGTGCCGGGGATTTAGCAATCCTGATGGTATCTCCCGGAGCTATACGTGCGGCTGTAGCGCCTGATGTGATGGTTTTCCACGCAAGAGCCCACGTTGAGCCATCGTTACTATCATTCCCGTTCTCGTAATCGAGATAGAAGATTGTCATGTGTCATCTCCGGTAAAAAGAGATGATTAGGATGTGGTATAGGTCAGGTTGAATGTGAACTCGATGACATCGTTCTGGACAACCGGGATTCCAGTGAATGTCCCGCGAATCAGCAGAATACCCACTGTGACTGTCTCAAACAGTCCTGCTTCCGAGATAGTCTTGCCGGTTGCGTTACAGGTCAGTGAACCCACTGCTCGATACACAGCACTTGACGGATTGGTGATTGTCGCTGTTGCACGAGTTTCACCACAACCCGTTACGTTTTCAAGTGCGGTATTCGCAATCACCGGGTCGGTTGTACCGATACCCCAATGAATGTATTTCCACTTCCCTGCTCCGGCTGCATAGAGATCAGTTGCCATTTGGTTGATCCCCGCAGTTACTAATTTTGTACCTACCATCTTACCTTCTCCTGCCAGTTATGGCGATAATTCTGTTCTTAATGCGATCAAGGATTGAGCCGCCACAGATTACTCCGTAGTCGATGACTCTGCCATCTGCACAGATTTTCCTTGCGCTGATGGTTAATTTGGGTTGTTCGTTTACGTTTGCTTCCATGGTTATAACCGTTTTAATGCTTTGAAGTAGTCTATCCCCGAGCCAAAGTTTACTCCGGTATCGGTTCGGATACACTGAACTTTGTACTCGCCTTCATAGGGAATTTCTCCTGCTTTGCTCTTATGTGTTATGATTCCAGTAGTTTTGTTGAGTTCTCCCGCTTCAAGGCTCCATTCAACGGTTGCTCCAAAGGGATTCTCAACAATGACTTTCACCGTTGTACTAACGGCAATGTTGGTGCTTTCAAGGTTTATGATTACGCCTGCTCCAACATCATTCACGTAAATGTTTTGGGTCATGTTACCTCAAGTCCGTTTTCCTGCGCTATCGTAATCATCGTATCAAGAATGGTTGCTGCATCCGGTTGTCCTTCGAGTTGACCTGCAACATAGCTCAAGAACTGTCCTGTTTCTTCAGTGGGTAACATTTCTCCCTGAAGCATCCCGTTCTGAATGGAAATTACAACACCAACATCTCCTCCTGTAATGTGGATTACCTGCCCACCCCCGGCTTCACCGCCAGCACCGCCAGCTCCCCCGCCACCGGGAGGTGGTGATCCGCCGCCTCCTACCGCCTGTCCCCATCCGGGGTGTGGGTGGTGTGTCTTTGGGGCTTGTCCCATTTTACCAGATGTTGCCGTCTCTCCCGGGTTTGTGATGTAATAGTATGCACCACGATTACCCCGCTTGACGCTTCTTCCAGAGGGGGCTTCCCCAGGGTGATTGATATAGACCTTGGCTTTGAGGACGTTTTGGGTGTCGGTATAGAGCATCGCCTTACACTTTCGTATTATGCCATCTCTCCCCTTTACTTCCAGTTCTGTCGTAGCCTTTTTTGACTCGTTCTGATCGTTGGCTTCTCCGGTTCGAGTTTCAGTCCCAGAACCCCCAAGACCATAGTCGCTGAAATTAATTGGTTGGTATCCGGGAGTCCCGGCGTTCTCTCCATTATATCGTCCCATCTCTGCGTTAGGATCCTGTCCCTGCGTCTGCCCGCCTTGTCCCTGTTGAACATCAGTACCTTCCGTTCCTGCAACCTGCATTTGCAACTGCTGAAGCTGAAGTTTGCTTAGGTGGTCTGTGAGGTTCTCGACTTCTGCAGTTGTCAGGTCATCCCCAATATCTGCCATTTTTATTGAGAGTTCCACCGGGAAGTTCATGTTGATGAGTGTGTTGAGGTTACTGACCTTCACGCTCTTGATTTGCTGAATCTTCTGCTGGTCATCGAGGTCAATGTCCTTGACGAACTCGAACTTCCATGACTTCCTGTACCCCTTGATGAATGGCAGGATTTCCCTGTTCATCTTCTGCTCGAAGTACTCCATCAAAGGGTAGAGCATCCTGCTCTTGGTGATGTTGCGCTTTACGTAGGCTGTTGCCCTGTTTGCTCCTCCTCCGAGGAACTCGTCTTGGGAGAATCCCCACATCGCCCAGATGAGTTGCGCCACGAATTTCTGACCCTCAAGCCATTGCATGTCGTGGAGAGACTGAGCGAGTGAAGATACTTTCTCGCCATTGACAGCGTGGATAACCGAGCCAAATTTGTTCACTCCCTGATTGTTGAATTGTGCTTCCTTGACCCTCTGCCTGAATTGAGGGATACTTCGCATATCCGGGTGTTCCCAGACGATTGATGGCACGATACCATTCTCGAATGTTTTTCCCGCGGCTTTGGTCGAGTCGATGAGGTACTGCATCTGATACTTGAGGAACTTGATGAAGTCCGTTCCATAGATGCCGTCCGTGCGGGTGTACATTGCGAAATAACTGATTTCCTCTGGTTGGAAGGGAATATATACACCCGTCCTCGAGCGTTGCCAGAAACGCTCTGTATAACCATGAGACCACCAGCCCTGATAGGTCGGGTAGCTCTGGTCAAAGTATTTCCCCTTGTTATTCCCGGACAGATTTACCGCGGTCTGAACAGGGACGTTGATGATAAGAGGGACGCGATCCTGCTCCTTCCAGAACTCTGTTCCGAGATATGCCTTCATTTCGGCAAGATACCCATTCTTCTTGAATGATTTTACCAGGGCTCCCGCATCGTACCGAATCAGGTCACGGAGAACCTGCTTCTTGATGTCACCAAAAGACTCCTGCGGGTTTGGCGTTTCGAGGAAGTCCATTGCCTTATCCACAGGCTTCCCGTCCTTGGTGTCTTTTACCATGTGTTCCAAGGGACCGAAATAATCAACGATTGCTTTTTCGCCGATTGCATAGTAGGCGTTCCGCGCCATCTTGTCGTTGAGGGCTTTGTCGAAGTCGTCACGGAAGATACCGAGGGTGTTGTAATAATTTGAAATCGTATGGATTGCCCGCCGGTCAACCGTTGTGTCGGTTACATCTTCCCCTGTTTTGTTGGCGATGTAGGTTTCCCCGCCCTCATAGAAGGATGGAACGATATTTTTTGAACCTTTTTCAATCAGAGCCAATAGTGCTTCTTCGTGCTGAAGCCCGAGATATGCCTCATCTATCTTACCCTCTGCCAAGAGGGCGATGATGCGACCATCTGGATCCACTGCTGCTGGCACGTCATCATATGCTGATCGGTTCTGTGGCTCCTCAAAATTACCGCGTTTAAGCGTTGAAGGAGTTGCAGTTTGTTCAATGCGTTCATCAATTGAGAGGAGGTCAACTTCAGAAAAGGGGATTCTGGATTTGGAGATGCCTCGCATACATTGGTTAAACCCTACGGGGTAATAAATCCTTGTTAATCGTCCAAGTAGTCCGTAACCCGGTCATCATCATCCTGATATTCCGCATGGAAATCCTCAAGGAATCTGTTTGTTGCAGATGGTATGGGCTTTGCATCCTGTTCATCTTGTTCAAAGAATGGAGCCATTGTTCCTACAACCCGAGCTCCAAATTCCTTCTCAAGCCCATAGACTGCAAGGGCAAGGGCGATAACGCAGTCATCGTGAAACCCCTGTGGCGCTGAGTAACGAAAGAGCCCCGACGGGAGCCTTTCATACGAATAAGCACCAAGTTCCGCGAGAAGCACATTGTCTTGTCGGGGAATAAAAATCTCCCGATTCTGGAAAGCAACCTGCAGTCCTTCGATAACCTGTTTCTTGAGAGTGTTACCACTGAATTTGTACGGGCTGACATCGATACACCTTTTCTCCAAGTCCTCTACGATTGGATCCCCGACCCCGGTTGCATCAATCAACATCCTGGCATTATTCCATCTCTTGTGGACATGCTCGATGATGTCCTTCTGCGGAGCCCAGTCCATGTGAGGCACCCGCTTGAACCAGACGACGTGCCGTGTTTCGGTGTCCACGACATAGATAACGGTGTAGTCCTCGTATTTTGCCAAGTCCACACCCATGATGTATTCCCGTCCCTCAACGGGTCCGGTATTAATGCAGGAGAACAGACACGCCTCGATTCCCGAGAACACTTCGCCGCCATCGTCCACGAACTCTGCCATGATTTCCTGCCTGAACATCAGGGAGGTCATGGTCTTTTTCTTCCGGTCAATAAGTACCGGGTTCAGGAAGGGATTATCATAACTTGAAAAGTGGAAGCTCTCATACTCTGGAAAGTCCTCTTTGTTCTGACCCTTGAGGTACTCCTGATAGTACCAGTTTTTCCCCTTTGGTGTTGAAAGAAGGAGTGCATCGCCATCGGAGTCCAGCAATGTTGGTTGAAGTGAGACTTCCCAAGCCTCGGGCTTGACCCTCGCCGCTTCGTCCACAACGCATAAATCCAGACCTTCTCCCACAAGTGAGTCCGGGTTGTCGGCTGATTTGGCAAACACCATCGAACCGTTCTCGAGTTCGATCCAGAAATCTCCCTTTGACGAATCAACAATATACTGTTTTGGGATGACACGGTTAATCTTCCTCCACATAATCATTGTCTGTGAATATCTCGGGCTGACCACCCATGACATAGAATTGGGCTTGGTGAACGCCTTTGTAACCACTACATTGCCTGCAAGGACGGTCTTACCGAACCGCCGCCCGCAGTTTACAACCTTCACTTTTGCAGGAGAATCGAATATGAGTTCCTGACACGGATGCAGGCTGAGTTCAAGATCCATTGCGTTGCCTCAAATATTCCATTAAGAAAAAAGAGAGGTATCCCACCCACAATATTCCTACTGCAAGCACTATGGTTGATTCGGCAATTTTCGTCATATCACATCATATGATGAAGTAATCCTATGGTGATACCGATTCCAGAGCCAAGTATTATCCCTTCGGTGATCCAAAAAATCGGGTCGTTTAAAGGGTCACCGAGTCCGTAGTTTGTCGTTCCCGGCTGTGTTCCATGTGGCTTGACAGGTATAGGAATCATAATAGTTCACGCTTCTGCCCGGTCATAGTTTCCCACCGCCGAATAGAAAGTTCACAATATTCTGGCTCAAGCTCGACTCCATAACAGGTTCTTCCGATTTCTTCACAAGCAACGAGAGTAGTGCCTGTTCCAAGGAAGGGGTCGCAAACACTGTCACCAGCATTGGTGAAGCTGGATACGATGAATAAAGGAAGGTGAACTGGGAACGTGGCATTGTGGATTCCTGAGAACTCGTTATTTCTTTGAGGGGGGGCTGAATAGACATTGGGTAAGACACCTCTGAATTTCTTTGTTCCTACTACTCTATTGGCGGGCTGTTCTTCCTTAAAGATTGCGATTAGCTCGAAGCGGGAGTCCATCACATTCTCTGTCATCGCGGGCGGTGCGTGTCCTTTGTCCCACACAATCAGGTCGGCGAAATGATGTCGCCAATTATATAGCCACTCGAGGAGGGCAAGCTTGTTTCCAGCGACCATCTGAACATTGACAAAAGAGTAGCAACACAATGGGATCCACAATGCGTTGAGGTTATCGAGGAGCTCCAGGTATTTTCTCTGGTCTGCAACATCTTCATCCTCCTTGTATTTGCTGGTCTTGCCAGCCTTTACTTCTTCGATGCCGATACCGAGGTTGTACGGGGGCGAGGTAAACAGGATAGATGCGACTTCATCCCCCATGAGGGATTTGCAGATGTTTGGAGACGTGCAATCGCCGCAAATTACCCGGTGTTTACCAAGCTTGAAAGTATTTCCAACCTCGATGTCAGTGTCTATCTTTTCATACTTAAAATCCTCTCCCTTCCATTTGGAGTTCGGAATTGCACCGGCTTTCATCCGCATGGTTTCCAAGAGGTCTTGCATCTTCTGTGATTGTGACTTTGCAATCAGGAGTATGCTTTTAAGTTTGGCTTTGTCCGTTTTCGCCATCGCCGATATGGGGTCAAGCGTAGCCAGTACCGCAGCTTCTTCTTCGGGGGTGAGATCCACAAAAGTGACGGGAACAATCGGCTCTTTCCTACGGAGTGCCAGGTCGAGCCGAAGGTGTCCGTCCACGACAAGCCCAGTGTTTTTATTAACCGTGATCCCGGCAACCCATCCAATATCATCTAATGCACCACCCATTGCTTCCTGCTGACTCTTTGGGTGCAACCGCCAGTTCTCCGGGTTCGGCACCAACATCTTTGGATCCATGTCGGCATGTCCAACAATCCTGTTGCGCCATTCAGTTTTCGGCTCGGTGTTTGTGTGATTTGGCTGCGGCACTCTTCAATCCCCCCTCTATCTGTTTGGCAACTACCCGCTCCCCGACTGCCTTCTTCCCTGCCGCAATCATTCGGTTAAGGACAATTTCATCTTTCTTTTCACGGTATAATATTGCATCATCTCTTGGATGCAGCCGTTTCAATTCCTTGGTCAATACGGGCAACTTCTCCCTTGCCACTTGCATCTCTGCAAGCTCTTCTTCCGTTTTGGTCATGGTACACACTTTATCCCATCGCACCCAATCTCCAGCTTGTCGCCTTTCTTTAGATAGACCGGGCTTCTTACCTTTTCAGAGAACAGTTTTCCTTTATAGAAATGGGTTTCTATAATCAGAATCCTGCACTCGTGGTCTTTGCTTAAATCGTCCGACATCTCATTCAGAATCATTGTCATCCTCCAAAAATCTTTCAATGTTGCTCTCGATTTTGATTTCTTCCATGGTGATTGTCCTGTTCACGATTCTCTCCATCACCGGGCTGTTCAACATGCTTTCCGGGTCATCTTCCGTTCCATCATCGTTTGCAGGATTTACCACGTCCTCAATGCTGAACGTCCCTGGAGGGAGTGCCTGATGTGGCATGACCGTGAGCGTTTCCGTGGGTACGCCCACGCGCCTGATAGTGATGGTGAGTGGTTCCTTGACCGTCGTTCCCTTCCTTGGGGAATTATAGACTTCCTTATAGAACCGCAGCATGAGGTCAATCATCTCCTTCTTATCCCGCAGGGTTCCGTAGGCATCCACGTCCACCATATAATTGTGAAGTGCCTTTTTGATGGATGCGATGATTCCCTCCTCACCAGATAAGAAAAGGTCAATGAACTGTTGCTTCACCGTTGGGGGAAACTCCTTCATCAGACACGGATGCACAACCCCCGTCTTGGGGTCTGTGTGGTTCATTGCGATTGCAGAGACCGGGCAGGTGTGGAAGAACACACAAGAGGTACTGCATTTCTTCCTCATCCCAAGAGTTCGTGCCAATGACTTATAGACAGAGATTGACTTCCCTCCCTTCGAGCATTCCTCCTTGGTCAATGCGTGTTCCTTATCCGGTAGTGGTATTGTGACCATCGTCAATAACCTCTATGACTATCGGGGGTCGCATGAACGCTGTTATCTCCATCTTACCACCAGCAACGATTTCGTGGCTCTCTCCGTCAAAATTTACATAGGTGTGCAACATTTCAATACCTCTTTGCATCTTCAATGCACTTATCCACTACGGTTTTGAGCTTGTTCCAGTAGGAATCGGACGATAATTGCTCGGGCAGATCGCCAAACGAGGCAGTTTGCAAGGGTTTTTCACCACTTTTTGGTGCATTTGCATAGGTTTCGTTGGCGTTTTGTAACATTTTAACCCTGTTTTGTAACATAATAATCGACTGATTCGGGTCTTGGGAGTACTGTTCAAGCGCCGCCTTCGCTTCCCTTTTCAGGCGGAAAACGTCTTTCATGTAACATAATGTTACACTTCAAGGTACTTAAATGTTACACTTTGTAACATTGTGGAAATACAAAAAATCGTATTGGCAACCAGACAGAGCCCCGCTCTTCTTCGACGTGATGTGAAGCTGCAATGTCATTATATACTCAGCCCGGCTCGATATGTTTGTTAGAGGAACATTATGCGGAACTTCATTGTTCCACTGTCGTCTAACAACAACGCTTAGCAGGTAAGCGCAACGCCTATGAGTATCCCTCATACCGTGCTTAAAAGGGATATGATGCACTAACTCACCTCATCAGTGATAGGTCTTATGGTTCATTACCATGACGCTCTATACCTGTGTACCAGTGTGTATGCAGGGGAGAGTAGTAATATGGACAACACAATGTCGTTGGAAGAGCTGAGAACCGCTATGATTAGCGCAGTATCACAGCTTATTGAATCGAAGAAGAACGCTGGAGTTGCAACGGAACTGAGTCCAGAGGTTAAAGCAGCACTTGAAGCAGCTGGAATGAAAGCTACTCCAATCAGCAAGGTTAATCCTGCTGTTGCTGCAGCGAACCGGGACGCAGCCGACTTCCTCAAGATGGGTATTATTCAATGCCGAGTCAGTGACCGGCAGGAACGCCCGGACGATGAGAAGGCAACCTTCATCAATGAACTCGCTGACAACAACACCCAAGATGCAGCCTTTGCCATGATGGTAAAGAAGCTCGAAGGTGTACCGAAGGACAAATACAAGCTCAACAGCTACGACCCCGTGACTGGCAAGTTCAAAGCTGCTGCGTTTGACCCGAACGAAGGGAAGTTTGTCGGACTCGGCGAGCAGAAAGGCGGATACGCCTATCCGGGGTCACTTGCGGATAAAATCAAAGTGACTATCAAGGGCGGCAGACACGCTGATGAGATTGTAGTTGCCTCTTAGGGGGCAACTAGCACGTCCCTTATTAGGCAACAGTAGGTCAAATCTCCTGTTGCCTTTGCTCCAAATGAGCGATGGGTGATTGAAATGAATCTCTATGATTCCATTAATGCGAGGTTGCAGGAAGTAAACATGGTGCAACTTCAGGGTGAGAAGTCTGTGACTACCTATTGTTGGGATAAGTCTACTTTCCGATGGGTTGAGTCGTACATGGGCAATTCAAAGCGGGTATTCCAGCAGTACCAAATCGTTGATTTGCTGATGGGTATCCCCCATGTGATGAGAAAGAAAGGGTCAATGCTCATAGTGACGCTGATTGATCCGACCGTACGGGCAGAGTGAGGTCAAATCTCACTCTTGTTCATTCCCCTTTATGGGGATAGACGAGGGGTGATTGCTGGTTGCTGATGGTCTGACAAACCCCCTGAGCGTAATAGTTCCATGGTATCACGTAGGTCAAACTCACCTCGTCTTTGGGTGACAACTGCCCATTAGTTGTGTGTGGTACGAGTTTTGCCGGTTGCGTATCACACTACTTCAACCGGATAGTAGGATGGGGGGCTCAATCAAGCTTATGCGAGGAATTATCCGTAGAGCCCCTTTCAAAACTACGAGAGGTGAAAACTATGATGGATAAATCTACAAAGAAGCATGTTGCTCAAATGGATGGTCAGCTCCAATGTAAGATTGGTGAGGACGAAAACATCTTTGTTGGGCGCAGGTCTATTAAGCGGCTCGAGGATGAACTTGAGCTTGCCCGAGCTATGGACGAGTCCGACCGCAAGGAGAATATCCTTGAGTCTTTTCGTGATGCTGTTGGTCAATTTGAGACCGAATTTGGTTTCAAGCCGACCGTTGCACTCCTATGCTATACGGATAAGAACTGTCTTGCTTATGCCTTTGATAAGGAGTGCATGATGAATAAGGTTCCAACAACGTATGGTAGAGTCGATGGTATCAAGATTAAGAGCGGTTGCGACCAGACTCTCGGTGATGTCCAGCTCAGGACGACCAATGAGGTGACAACGTAATGGTTTTCCTTGATACAGAGGAGAAGGTTCTCGAGTTCTATGGTTGGACTCGGGAACAAGCCAATACTGCAAAGGATGTTGGTATTTCTTGCCTTGATAAGCTTGAAGAGTGCGGCGATTATCGGTTCCAAGATGCCTTGAAGGACATTT